GAACACAGTGCGGGGATCATCAATAACGTAGCCGACGGCATAGTTAGATGTTGTGTTTGCAGGCCAGTATTGACCGCGAACGATCTGACTGGATGAGTTTGTGTACTCAGCACCAACGAAGATACCTAGTGTACCGGCTACAGCAGTAGCGGGGCTAGAGGCAGCAGACATTGTTGTTGTTACGATAGTACCACCTGACAATTGAACAATGTCGCCATTGAACAAAGAGGTGCTATAGCCAGTAGCGATGGGATACATGCGAGTAGAACCAGCATAGGGTAAACCACCAAACTCACTGACCGCCTTGAACCCGTAAGGGGCGGGAATGATTGGATATGCCATTAAAGACTCCTAAAAAGTTTATCTTGCGCCAAATCCAGCACCGCGAGTTGTCGTCGATGTTTTCTCCGAAAACTTGCGCATCCTGGGATCATTGTCTTTCATGAAACTGTTGTCCACTGATTCCATCTGGTCTTGTGCTTGCTTGGCATAATAGCGCTGGTAGGCGTCAAAGTTCTCTTGTGTGTTTTTGCACAGAATCAAACCACCGACTTCTACGTTGCCCTCATTATTCCCATCAAGCATTAGCTCAGGATGGTCTGCCGCCTTTACTGGTTCCCATCCGTCACGTCTCATGCGAGACAATCTGGTGTGATCCGCCTTACCAAGTATGTGCGTCATGATGTAACGATACACATATCCAGGCTCGGGTGTAGGGTCGGGCAGCTGGCTCGAAGGTTTGTACTCCTTGCGAACCTCTTTTTCACGAACTTCAATCTCACGAGTTTTCTTAACATCAACCATTTTGTGCCTCCAATTTCTGTTGTTCAAGGTAATATTTCTTGGGATCAAGATTAAACTTCTTCACTAACGCAGCTTGCGTCGGAGTCAGTTGAACCTTTTTTACGCCCGTAGATCTAGACGCTGGAGCAACAACATTCGAAGGACGCTTTGCGGCTTGTGCCGGTTTTTGTTCGCCGAATACTTCCGGGAACGTGTTCTTAATGCGTGAATCTATCTGTTGATAGTATTCATCGGAGCGCGGGTCTATACCCGAATTGACCAGTTTTTGATGCAGCCCTAGTGCGAAGCTGGTAACTTCTTCAAACCCGTTCGATCCAAACCACTGGTTTTTTGCCTGCCAGCGCAGGGATTTTTCGTCTGGTTGAACAGTTTGTGTCTGTCTAGGTTGAGTTTGTACCGGATTTTCACGCTCTTGTAAAGCGGGACGGTAATTTTTCAATGACTCAATACGCCATTTTGCCTCCGTTAAAGCCTCTTGAGCAGCAATAATAGCGTCAGTATCGTAGGCCTCTTGAGCTTCTTTATACTGTTTTCTAGCTAATATTAGATCTGCTTCTGCTTTCTCTTTGGCTGAAGACGCAATAATTTGATGGCCTTGCTGCACGTTGTTTTTAAGAGACTTGTTCTCTTCTAAAAGCTGTTGCGTAAGGTGCTCAAGTTCTTGCTTTTCACGCATGGCCGCCTCGGCTTTACGTCTCTCATCATGTCTGGCGTGCGTCAATTCCTTGATGCGGCTTTGGACATTCTGTGAGTAACTGGCGATCTCGTCCTCTGTGGGATCGGCAACTTCCTTGTTTAAAGGTTGTTTGCCTTTATCCCGGTCTGGTGTGTCATCGATGATTTCAATTTCAATTTCCTCTTCCCCCTCAACTTGTTGGGGACTGGAAGTGTCTTCGGTTTCATCGGGAAACTTAAATTCTTCGTTCATGATGGTCCTTTATGCGCGGCTTATTCCGCGTGGGTCTTCGACGACGGCATCGACTTGGTCATCATTAATGAGCCTAAATTCTTTGCCGAATATTTTGAATCGCGTACCAGAATAGGTACGGGTTAGCACAAAATCTCCAGGTTTACACCACGCGCCGGTGGGGTACTTTTCTGGATCTTTATATGCGTCGGGACCAACTTTCAACACAAACAATACGGTTGTGGCGTGCTGTTCTTGTGCTGCAAATTGGGATGGCCTTATCAGATCTAACGTGGTTCCATCGATCTTTTCGGAGATGTCGGGCACCCCGCAAAGTATCTTGTACCCAGTCGGCTCTGGTAACACAGTGGCTTTTTCTTCATTGCTTGCATCCTCTTGTGGTGCCTCCACGGGTTGGATGGTTTCTGGCATAGAAACACCAGCGGGTAAAATCAAATCACTCATCGTCTTCTTCACTTTCTTTCAGCAGGTCTAGGAGATAACGCTCTGCCAATGCCAGACCTGAAATTAGCCCGCAGAGTTTTTGGTATTCTTCAAAAGAGCGACAAGCACCACCAGCCATGTCATCGGCGTAGTTGTTCATGTCGGTGCGTAATTTGTCGCGCAATACGCGTGCGAAGTCTTGGATCATTCTTTGCCTTTCAATCTATCAGCTAAATCAACGCCATGTTGTAGAGCGGCCTGGCGTGCCGTGAGATCTTGCTGTGCTTTGTGCTTTCCAATATCAACTCCCAACTTGACTCCAGTTTGGTTCTCTTGGGAGGCAATCAAAGCTTGTTTGTGCTTCATATCAATACCGGTCTTCATCGCATTAAGCTGTATGTCGGCAGTGGCTTTTTGTTCCTCGAGAGCCAATCTAGCCGTAGCAATAGCCGCCTCGGCTTTTTGTTTCTGCGCTTTGATCTGGACTTCTTGTTGGGCAATTTGCAACTCTTGCTGCTGCATTTGCAATACTGGGTCTTGCGCTTGCTGTTGTGCCTGCTGTTGAGCAGCTTGTGCTTGATGCTGTTGGGCAACTTGTTGGGCGGCTTGAGCCATCATGCCTGACAATGCCGCTTCCAATTGAGGCGTCATCTTGTCGTCTTCGGGCGGTAGTGCCATGCCAAGTTGTTCTTCGATCTGCTGTCTATATAAGTAGCCCATATGTTCGGCCATGTGGGCTTGCAGTGCTCCCATGATGGCTTGCGCTTGTGGGTTCTGTCCAACGATGGCCATAATTGTTGGGTCTTGCATCATCGACTGATGGACTTGGATATGCGCCTGATGGTTTTGGAACAGAAAAGCTTTTAGCGGTTTGCCTTTAAGCGCCGCTTGATTCTCAGATACAGGATCCGCAGGCTTCTGATCATCGGGTAATGGTACAAGCTTATCCGCATTTTTAATCCCCAAAACATCTAACATTGATCGGTGTAACTGCGGCAGATCATAGATCTGGGGGGCCATCTGCGCCATCTGTATCACGGCTTGATACTGAACTACACGCTGTGAAAGAGTGGCTGCATTAGGATCTGATACGGGAATGATGTCAACTTTATCGTAGTCATCTTTCTTGGATTTTTTGCCGCCGTACTCTGGATCATATGAGTAATCTGGGTCTGTGTAATCTCGAATGATGTCTTTGAGTAGTTTTAATTCCTGCTTCAAAGCAAAGTGAGTACGCGCTTGGACTGCACTCAATACCTTTAGCTGTCTCTCCAATAGAGCAAGTGTGGTTCCGACTGGCGTCTGTGAGGACATGTCCGACACACTCATATCGGCAGTAGCAGCAAATCGGCGTCCCTCTTCGACAATACTTCCCAAGAGAGTCATCAATACCTGGCTCGGCTCCTTATAAGGTAGCGGCAGGATGGAATCCCGAATATTCCCAGAGGCAACGTCTACGTCTCTAAATTCCCCTGGAGCAATTGGGGTATCATCGCCCTTAATGCGTAAGCCCCTGGACTTGAGTCCCCCAGGCAAGTTCGATAGAGTTCCAGCATCAATGAGCTGTCGCATGATGCTGGTGGCAGATTTAGCAAAGCCGCCAATGAGGTGGAACAATCCGAACCCGTAAGCGCCAAAGCCGGGTATGTATTGGTAGTGGACAAAATGCTGCCTTTTAAGCTTGAGCGTGTCGCCTTCATTCCAGTTTCTCCTTATGGACAGGATATCATGCGTGCCTTTAATTAGCGTGACAACATATGGAACCATGATACCGGTTTCTTCACCGTCATCATTTTGATCCTCAAATCCTTCAATATCAAGATCAACGTGGCATTCATAAAGAGTGTATCGTTCATCGGTAAGGTCACTGAATCCGGTCTCCCTATCTTTTGCCGACTGGATTTCTTCTTTAGATCTGCTGGGATCGGGCAACTCTATATCGCGGTAAAAGCCGGCATTCTGTAGCTTTACGATTTCATTCTTTGTCTTGCGCATGACGTGCGTCACACGGTAGCAGGTATCCATATCTGTTGTGCCGTAAGGCAACACGATATCTTCGGCAGGGATAAAGATGGATACTTGGCGTCCTAAATTGGGATCGTAGTACACCTTCTTGAATGCAGAGCCAGTCGCCGGCAAAGACCAAAGCATGCGCTCGTGTTCTGGTCGAAACTCCTTCATTACCTCTGTCAGTTCGTTATTCATGTCGTCTTCGACATTGATAGCGATTTCTTTCATCTGAGGAGATTCTTTACCGATCAGCTTGGTTCGTACCGGCCCTCTGGCGGGGAAAGTCTCGGTGATCATCTCAGACTGAAACCGTACTACAGCCTCGGTAATCATGGGATGGAACACACCAGACGCTCCATTCCAGGGCTCTGTGCGCTCTTCTATATGTAAGCCGAGTAATTTAAGCCCTTCTGTATAGGCTTTCTCCCAGTCTTTTCTGGAGTTTTTGTCTTGTTCAATGCTCTTATCTAGATCGCCAGCCAGCGTTACCAGTACAGACTCATCAACTTCATCGGCCAGATTGTCGTCAAAACCCTCATCCTCCCCCTTGCCCACATCGATCTCAAGATCACCGGCCTTAATGTGGACTTCTTCTGGGTCAACAATTTCTATCTCCACGGGCTCCTGATCTTGAGCTAAACTCTCTAGTCCGGCTGGTGCTTGGTTGAGTGACTTTTCAATCATGATGATCCTTAATAATAGGCAGCTTTGCGACGATAACTAGACGGCTCGTCTTTCTCGTCAGAATTTAAAGATAGAAACCCGCCCTTCCTGAATCTTAAC